TGTTGCGACAATTCGAAAGGGTTGGTCCGCATAAAATTCTTCAGGAGTACATGAGGTGCCCGTGGGTCGTTCGCCGACATTCATTGTAAGAGTTGGCTTGGTGAGCACCTCTGGTGTGAACTCGAACTCACCATCATGCCATGCCAGAAGAAGGATATGGGCGATCTCTAGGCTCCCATTTGTTGTAACGACACAAGTATTGTAGTTATCTGACTGCACGGACGCCTGTAGGTATTCTTTATTCCCATAAACGGAAGGGCTGCAACCGTCATTGCGGTGCGGTCGCAACGTATACTGCCAGAATCGGGATACTTCATCGGGAAGCCCATAGCGAACAGACCTCTCACGTGGATCTAGGCTTTTGGTGATCGACGTGACACCTCCTCCATACAAATCCTCTTCTACCGGGTTCATCGTGATATGCCAAGAGACCCTGTCTGGCGCCCGTCACATTTTCATAATAGGGGTAGCTGAAGCCATTTTAGGGTCGACGATCTAAAGGTCGTCGTCGGTTTCACCGGTAAGTATGTCCAAAATAGCAGTGGCACAGGCCTGTTATGATCGGATCTGTCAAGAACTTCAAAATAAGGGGGGCATAGAGTACCAGTTTGACGGTGATTCCTTTCAGACATCGATTTGGCGGGAGGGGGCAGCACTGATGGCACGGGATCCCAGGGGCGTCCGAGAAATAATTGTCATGGGTGCCGACCAGTTACTGAATGGAAATCCCGGTAATTTAAAGGGGCTCTTTACACAATTGCTACTTCAGAAGGGCTTTGATCAGGAAATCATTATTTCACTGTTATCCCAGATTAAGCCTGAACTTGAGCGTTTGGAGGTGGCTGCTAAGAGCCCTGATGCAAATAAGGCGGAGGAAGCTCGGCGACATTCGGGGCAACTATTTAAGACATTGGTGGTTCTGTGTGAGAAACAGCAGGAAGGAGATACGGTGGTTTCGGTTTCACATGCAAACTTTAGTGCTGTACTTCCTGCAAAGTCTGCAAATTAAATAATTATATAGAATAGAAATGAGTAGTTCGGCAAATTCTGTCCGGGCAAATGCCGCCGGGAATGGACCCCGGTCTGCAGCTACTTCTGCTAATGCTGCAGGAGTCGACCCTGAATATGAACAGCTCCGCGGTGTGTATACGTTATTTTTACCGCTGATGCGCTGTGCGCCCCTTTTCTATCTTGGTCTTGCACCAGATGATATCGATTTAGTATACTCAAAAAAAGCGTTAATAAATCTATTGACAGAGTTATCTCAATGCTTTGAAATGGTATTTGACAAAACCGCTATTGTTACGGATATCGATATGATGAATTATTCAAAATTAATGGCGGCCATAGCTGCCGAAGGGCAGATTGAATTTCAGAATTTCTTATCAGTTAAAGAAAGGGCTGAGCCGGAAGAGGTTGCTGAGGAAAATTCGGCTGATAATCTTGTTGGTGGTCAACGGGGTGGTGGTCTGTCCATTGGTGAAATGTTAAATCAACAGTTTAAGGCCCGATCTAAAAAGCAGCGCGGCGGTGGTAGTGGAAATGGGCCGAATGCATCAAATGCGTTGGCTGCACCCTCAGCTGCTGCTGCTGCTGGTTCTGCAGTAGTGCCTCATAGGACACCGGCAGCACCCTTAGCTCTGGGTCCACTTTCTGCGGTTGCAAATGCCCTTGCAAAGGCATCCCGTGCACCCGACGTAGCGACTCAGGCCTTGCAACTTGCATTGCCTGGAATGGAAGCTTCGCAGGTCGCATCATTTACTGCAGCAAGAGCCGGTATAACACGATCGACCGGAAAAGCAATTGAAGGTATGGCAATTGAGCAAGATGCATTAATTCAAATAATGTCTGCATGTGGTATTGCCGGTGATTTATATAGTGCATTATTAAATCCGAATGACAGAGAAAATAAGAAATCAAGACAAACATTTATTCAGCAATTAATTAATCAAGGTCGTGCAGCATTTCTGAAACAAACTCTTCCAGCCTTAACATTTGTTAATAAAAGTGGGGCTGAAACAGCAATATCCATTAGTCAGATTATGAGTCAGATCCGTGATGTAGACCCAGGGCTTATTGAGCGTTTAAGAGATGAGGACGGGACAGGTATCGCACTTGTGACCTTTGCAACATTACGAACATATGATACAGAAGGTGGAAGATTTTCTAGCGGTCAACCCTTGTGGGTTAATATAGGTGGTATTTTAGTAGCATCCGCTGCGGCATATCAATTGTTTAATTCGATTAATTTTACAGTCCCCCCGCCTATTCGCAGTGTTCATGAGGGTAGATGGTTTGTATATGAGCGTGGTCAGAAAACATTATTTGTCCCGGAGGGAAGAGTCCCTGTGATAAATCCTGGTGTGACAGTATATTACAATGGACTTGAAATACAGCGACGGCGCCGGGGCGCCGCAAATGTAAGAGCGGGTGGTCGAGCCAATACGATGGTAGAGTGGCTTGGTGGCCGTGAAACCCTAACTGAGCGAGAAAGGCTGGCTAAAAATGCATTTGTGGATATCTTAGGTCGTTCAATTACTGATAATAATAAGGCTCTTCAAACTCCAGGATTAAGTGCTTCAGATGTAACCTTTTTAACGGCTGAAAATAAGGTTTTAACATATGAAAGAGAAGTTCTCGAAAGTGATGGGCTGTTAGCAGCACAAATCGCGCCCTTAACTCCTTTAAATACTGATCGGGCAACTATTGAAAATATTACTAAAGGTTATCAAACCCTTGGGAGACCCGTAACGGCAAATAATACATATATAGAAATGGTGTGTACACAGGTTACAACAGCATCATCTATCACAACATATTGGGACACAGTCACTGAAGAATGTACTGCCGTAACTAGAACCATCCCGCCTCCTCCTGCCACAGTAAGCCCCCCCGCTCTGACTCTCTTCAATGTAGGTGAAGGTGAAATAAGAATCCTTGATCCAACAAAGGAATTTATATGTAAATTGGGCCAAAGATATGATCAAATGTCTATGCAGTGTACCACCGAACCTGCTGTGGGTACACTTATATTTGATCCAAATACAAATTCATTAGTCCCTAGCCCATTTTTACCATCTTTCTTACTGGGATGGGTCCCCGAAGCCCACTGTGCTTCCTTTAGCAGTTTGTCCGCACGATACTCCCTAACAGGGTTGTATGCGGGTGCTGCTACAACAGCAGGTGCTTCTGTAGCGACCTCCTACGGTATCCCTGTTGCAGGAATGGCATCGTATGCAATCCCAGCTGCTACTTTTGGTGCCCCCGCTTTACTTGGCACTTATGAAATGGCAACGCAATGTGTACCTTACTATATGAGCCAAATGCAGTCAGGTCCCAATGTTTGGCTTGGTGCAGGATCTCTGGCATTGACTGTTATCACATTAATTTCATCTCTCAGGGCATCATTTAAGTATAGTCGCGTATCAAAACGTGTACAACGGGCGAGTTCTGCATTAAAGGTGGTAAAGGATAGACTGGATGAATCCATTGAAACATTTATTGTAAAGATTGTCCTTAAAAATATCACTGATATTTATAAACACATCGAGAGCAAATCCGGCATAGAATCTGTAATATCACAGTTAATAAATTTGGCCAGTGATCCGGCTATCACAAGTGCTGGTGCTATTGGCAAAAAACGATCTGCAATTGTTGCGGTATTTAACAAGTGGAAGGCTGAAAATCCGAGTGCCCCTGAAGCAAATTTTGCGAAATTTATTGATACATTATCAGCAGAGCGCCAGAACCCGGATGGATCATTTAAAGCTGCTTTTAGACCGGATCAGTGGAGTTGGCTCCAGACTATTTTTGACCCAAGAAATAAGATTTTTGGTAGGGAGAAAACATTAAAGGAATGGCTGTGCGATAGTATTATGAAAGCTGTAATACAAAAAATTATATCTGATCTGCAAGAGCAAATAGCAAAAACAGTATTAAGGACAGCTAAAGAAGGAGTGGTAAAATCACAGGCCGTGGTTGCTGGACTACTCCATGATCGTGTTGCCCATGAAGGCCTGAGTGAAAGAATTAAAGCGGCAGAAAAGGTTGCGGATGAAGAAGAGAGTATTGAGCACATTCGGGCTTTTTTTGCACTTAGAGAATTAGAGAAAAATCAGGAAGTTGTAGATTTTCTATCTTCTATGATTGCTGAAGCAACTGCAACAACTGCAGATGAGGCAAAACGTGCAGCAGATAAGGGGCTGGTGGCCAAACTTAAATTAATAAAAGAAATGGGTACAAATATATTTTCATCGGCTGAAAATGTTAAAAGTGCGTTTCATACTATATTATTCCCCGCTGGGCCAACAAATGCTACTGCAGAGGTTCCCGCGGCTGCGGCAGCAGCAGCGGCTTCGAATGCAGCTGGGGGTGCAGGTGTAGGGCCATTGCCGACTGCACCTCGCCCTCCCGCAACAGCAGCAGCAGCGGCAGCTAGTGCAAGGAATAACGCGCCTTTACTACCTCCCCAACCTATGCCACGCTTCGTACCCAGGGCAATAGGCTTCCCTCAATCTGCAGCAGGTAGCTCTGCAGCTAGTGGGGGCCTCCTTTTGGCTAATAGACCAGCCTCTTCATCTGTAAATAGTAGCGCATCTCGAGCCTTCCTTGCTGCAAATCCTCCGCAAAGGGAGGGCGTTGTAGAGGATGGCATTGAACGTAAGGGTGGGGAGCCTCCGGCCGCTGCTTCTGCATCAAATGCACTTGTTGTACTTCCAGGGGAGGGGGGGCATGGAGGGTATCGTCAGCTCAAACGTCGATCCACGCGTCATCAGCAAGTCCGCAAAACTAGGTCTAACGTGCAGCTTCGCCACAGAACTCGCAAGGTTAGAAAACAGCGATCCACTCGTAGTCGTAAACATTAACGACTTAGCTTCTTTCTCCATCGCTTAATCTCTACCGCATGAGTTGTTAAGACATCTGGAAATAGTTGCAGGAGACGTTCAAGGAGTACCCGCTGATGCTCCTTCAATTGCAATGCCAAATCCTGATACTCCTTCATCGTGACCTTCGATGGGTCAGCTGACGTTACTCTTCAAGTTTATCAATAATGAGCCGCGGCTCTTCTCCCAGATTTTTCCATATAATGCGCCCCACCGGTTCGGTCGTATCATAGCGGTAAGCAACCGTTGTGATAGGATCGACAAGAAACACAATGCCCTGTACCTTGAGTTTGTAAAGTGTTAGCTCCATTTGCTACTAACAGGGACCACCCAGGCCATCGTCACTTTTAGGGTTTAGGCTGGGCGTACAATAATAGTGCAACGTGCAGATTTTCCTCCATCAAGCGTTGTGGCTGTAACAATGGCAGTCCCCCCTGATAATGTCCGAATATTTCCATTCGAAAGAGAAATTACGGGTGTCGTCGGTTGACTTACCGACCAGGTGATGGCTGGATTTGTTGCATTTTTGGGCAAAATATTTGCTGATAAACGAATTGCATTCCCTATTCGTAGATTTGCAGAAGTTCTTGATAGAGTAATTCTAGATACCCGTCGGCCCGTCACAGTGACCATTGTTGTTGAGACCTTACCACCGTCATCAGAGGTGGCTGTTATGGTTGCGCTGCCGACCCCTACTCCTGTGGCCAGACCGCTTACAAGACCTGAGGTGGTGTTTACTGTCGCAATAGTTGTATTTGAACTACTAAATCTGACTGTCTGATTTGTAGCATTTTCCGGGATTACAGTTGGTTGAATTGTAAGTGGTCGCCCCACTGCGATAGAGTGCATCGCTGCTGGAAATGTTATGCTACTCACGCGAATTATTGGGGGGATAATTACAGAAAGTGTGGCGGATGCTGTAAAGGAGCCATCTGCTGTTATCACTGTAATGGTGGTACTGCCTTCTGCAACTCCTAGGACTAGACCCGTTGGGCTGACGGTTGCAACACCCAGATTAGAACTGCTGAAGGTAATAGCCTTATTTGTTGCAGTTGTTGGCAGGATTGTGGCAGTTAATTGAACTGTTTGTCCTAGATTTACAGTTGCAGGGCCGGTTAGACTAACGCTTTGCACAGGGATAGGTACAGTAAGACTGGCTGTTATCCTAGATCCAACTATACTGCCAAGCCCCGTGCAGTTATCGTGGCGGACTCCAGCTCTATACGCACCATTTGTTCCTACTGTAATATCATTATAATGCGTGGACGGATAGCTATAGAGTAGAGGTGTAAGAAACTGCCGGAGATTGAGAGCTGCCGCAAAAGCGGCTATTGCGGGGGATACAATACTAGTTCCGCCCACAACCCTATCCGCTACGCCACCGATCGTGAACTTTACTCCTGTCCTAGGATCTGCAACAAGCGCAATATCTGGGGATGAACGGTTATTACCCGAAAGATCCGATTGATAGGCCGGTTTAGGAAAAAAACTTGCAAAACCGCCGCCGCTACCGGACCATGTAGTTTCTACAGTGCTACCATCATAGATTCCGCTGGGACAATAAAGGGAAGTTCCACCACAGGCTACTACATAGGGGGACGCAGAAGGGAAATCGGCTACAGTCCTGCCACTACGATCAGCAGAGGACCCGTAATCACCCGACGCGGCGGTAACCGTAATACCTTTGGCTGCCACTGCCTGAAAAAGTGCATTATTTGCATGTAATGTGGCAGAGTCATACGCGGATTCTGGAGCACCCCAGGAACACGAGATGATACTAGGAATATAGGATGTGCCCCCGACAGTAACAGGGGTCTGGGCCGCAGATAATACATCTGGGAAATCGTCGTACGGCTTTGCAATATAGAGAATAATAGTAAGTTTTGATGTAGGGCACAGTGCGCCAATTATTTCTATGTCAATCGTATTTTCGATGGTTGCAACATCGTTCGGATTAGGCCTTGTCGAAAAAGAGGCCCCATTCACCGGTACTACAATAATTCGCGGATGATTTTGTGCGCTGATACCAAGAGAGGTCCAGTGCTGCTGAGGATCACCATTTACAAGGAACCCCCCTGATAAGGTGCCTCTGAGACCACCGCCAAAGGAAAAGACACCAACAGTAACTTGCGCATCACCAGGCGGCGGAAATTGATAAATTGAACGTATCTGATTTAGAGTATAGGTTAATGGTGAATGGGCTACGGGACCTGACCGTGGATGTAAATAAGGGCGCAGTCGTCGTGGTGGCATCCTGCTACCTGCACATATTTAATTTAGCAGTTGATAAGAGGGTAATGCGCAACCTATTTGTAGATGGTTGGAATTCATTTTGGCATATTTTCTTTGGTATGTTATCCGTACCCTTCCCTCTTGTTGCCCCCTTCTTTCTGTTATATCAGTTTGTTCTCTATTATGATGGGAACAGTATTATTGATACAGCCGAATATGGCGCGGGTGCTCTTGCCTATATTCTTGTCGGCTACCTATCTTCGCTAAAAATGTTCCAAAAGTTCAGGGTTTATTTGTAGCAAGAATACAATAGACAGTATCATAAAACCGTAGATCATCATTTTCTCAAACCGCGTCATATGCAGGATAGCCATATCGAAGAAACCCCATACGGCAATCCACCATAGAATAACAAGTGTTATTAAAAGAAGTGCCATCTCTTCTATTCTGCCTCAAAAAAACTTGATGCATAGGTCGGCCCGAAGGGTCAGCATCATGACAACTTTGTGCATCACCTGTAAATCTAGCCTAGGGCTTTCGCGAATCCATAAAGAAGGGGAGGCCTGCCCCGTTCAGGCATCCCTCTGGTGTGCTAACTGTAGCTGTTATGGCCACACAGCTCTTTCCTGTGAACATTTCACCCACGTAACTCGTCCGACAACACTAGAGGAATTGATACCAGCGGATGTAAGGGCCCGGTGGAGTATCAAAACGCGTACACTGATCGTTTGGCCGACTCCTTCTGAAATGTCGCTGGAGGATGCCGAACGGGAAATCGGGGAAGGCTCTGTGATTGAGATTCGCCACGGGCCAACACTCAAGCTCGATGCCGCGGTTCGGACATTTATGAAAGCGCAGCGGCCTAAGATTGAGACTGTCCATAAAATGGAAGGAAATTTGCTGAAGCTCCGTATGTGGGCTGTCACGCAAGGAAAAAAGATTAGGCTTATTCAGGAGGAATGAGTTCATCAGTGTCCGATTTATTTGATTTAGATAATCTAGTGGGGCCATACGAAGGGCCGCGCTTAGGGAATCCTCCTGAGGTAGATATGGATGGTCCTGATTTTGTATACAGCCCGGGGTATTCTGGGCCGGTTCGGAATAGAACCGCAGCCCTTGACCGCCCGGGTGGCGTCAATCAGTTGGGTGGATCTCGGCAGCAGCGGCAGCGGCAGAGGCAACGACAGCAAAAACGACAGAGTAGACGGAGAAGGTCAAAGAAACAAAGATCTACACGTCGGCTATTTCACTGACCTGGAGAGATGCGGATTCTCTGTGCAAATAGAGGTGGGTGCAGATGAAATGACGAATAACCCCGTTAATCGGAACGGGGGCTGTAATATCTAAAAAAGGGATGCAGTAGGAGACGCGGTTGTATCAATCAAATGGATCTTTCCAATGTGCATTCCACAGTAGGAATTACCATCCTTCTGATTATTCTTGCACTGGGCCTCAGTGCCAATATTCCAATGACACCGATGTTCAGCCGCTGCTGCACCGGGCTTTCTACCTCGTGTGGACTTGGGTACCCCTGATGCCGGGACCTCGCTAGATTCATATGCAGCTAAGAGTTCCTTTACACGGGCTACGCTCGTTAATTTAACAGCAGTTTCTACATGGAGTCGGGCAAGATCCTGGCTATTCATCTATAATTAATATCATTTATCTTTTATTTAGACTGTTTACGCAGACAATTGTCAGGAACAGAATTCCTGTCGCGCCGAACAACAGTGACCAGGAGTCTATTCCCGAGGCATCTATAAAGGATTCTTTAATCGGCATAGGAGGAATAGGGTGCCCTCCATAATCGCCCGGGATATCCGGTTTAACAATTTTCTTATTTAAAGATCTATCCTTCTGTTGTGTTCGGTATGATGCAGACGACATATCCTAGTAACTGCGGTCTAATTCTGCAGGAAACTTATTGGCCGAGTATAGCATGGCATCTGTAAAGGAAAAGTTGGCACAGGCTATGAAGAATCCGGAAGATGCGGCAGCCATGGATGCTTCGATTCGGGAGGCAAAGCGATCACGCTCAGCGCGGCAGATGGTCTCAGAAATCCGGGCGGCGGTCGCCCTTGGAAAGAAGGCGGAGGTAATCCGGGAGGAACTGAAGGCCTGGTCCGAAGAATATCCGCGACTGTTCGACATGGTGCTGGATCCCGAACACTCTCCGGCAATGCTTGATGCCATGCTCCTCCAGTTGGAGGCCGTGGAGGCAGGACGGAGGTCAACTCATGATGCATCAGTGGCTGTCGGCACAATGTTGGTAAACTCATTCGTGCGCCCAAAATTGGGAATGGAGCCAGTGCCTCTTCCAGATTCATCGACATCACGGCCTCATTCGAAAGGCCATTATACAAGCGGTTCTGAGTAACACTGTGTCTGGCAGCCCATTCGCGACTTCGGGCGATATTTTCCAGCAAAAGAGCTCCAATTTCTGAGCGTGTTGGATAATTTATAATGTGAAGTGTACGCTGAATATTTATGATTTGGTGTTCTTCTACTCTGCACTGAAATGTGCGGAGTTGATGGAGCCATCTCTCTGAATAGGATAGACTCGTAAAGAGCTTATTCCAACCAATGGGTGCCTCTGTAGCAGTTAGGGCACGTAGGAGGGTGGGGATCCAGGCTGGTACGTCGGCCCGAAGATGGGATCCAATCCAGTATCGCTCCGAATTGGCGGGGCGGCTCGTATGGGGCTTTACCATACCGGTCCGCTCAAAACACATGGAGATTGCCCATAGAATATCCAATGTCCCTTGATTTTTGGTGTCAAACAGTTTGAGGATCATTGTGCCGCCTTCTTTGAGACTCTTCAGACCGCAGAGGGCTTCGGCTACGAGGAGGCGCTGCACGGTGTTTTCCTGTGCATTGAAATCGGCACTGAAATCGAAGCCGCCATCAGCCGTATATAGATCGGCCTTGCCACCTAGATGGACCTTTGCTGTCTCTTCAAAGGCTACCTGATTATCGAGTGAATAAAGATTACCAGTGCCATCGGCCCCGTAGGTGATCAGAACATCGGGGTACGATGAAAGGAAGGCCGCCGATTTACGCCAACCAGGAATCGTCCGTTCGGTGGAGCGCAGAGTCATAGCCACCATCTTGGCGCCCGGCTTTCGATGCTGAATGGCTTCCAGGAAACCACCTGGTCCTTCTGCCGAATGAGTGGTTCGCATGAGCCGACCGGTAGGGAGTATAAGAGAAGGGACAAGGAGATCCCACATTTCGAGCATCTTGAAGTAGGAACGCGACAGCGGTGATAAAGCTGCAATGGATTTGTGTTGGCGTTTTTGCAATGACAAAAATATATATTCGTACGGATTTGTAATCTTCTTGGCATCGTCCCAGAGTTGAATGGTCGTATGGGGTCGGTTTGTAAGAGTATCGATGTCATTCTTAAGTGCCAAGATTCGTTCGTGCGTGGGTGTCTCCATGGTTAGGATACCTGGGCCAAGTTCAATGCTCTGCGTCGGACTCGTTAGTTCAGGACCAACGGGTTCGAACCAGTGTATGTGGTTCTCCATGATGTGTTTACTGGTGGCGGCGTTTAGACTGACGTGCCTTTCTCTTTTGTCGGCGTGTTCTTCCGTATCCACCTACCGATGTTAAGGGGAGGTATTTTAATGCATTGCCAATCCTTGTCCGATCATCTAAGTGTTTGGCTTCTCGATTATCAGGAACATGTGGGGCTACTTCTACATTTTCTAAATTTGCGTTGACTAAATTAAAATTAGCAGAATTTATGCTATGCCTTCCTCGATCATGATACTGATCTAATGCTTCATCCTCAGCAAGTTCGATTGCTCGGTTTCTGGCAGCTTTCGCATTTTCTTCACTTCTAATTGGTCGCCGTTCCCCTTTAGGCGGATATCGGGTGTGTGTATAAGCGTTTCGCCTTACACCAGTTGGAAATTTAAATTTCCATTCCTCCGATTCCTCATCATATTCATACACAATGCCAGGCAGTACTGGACCCGCAAAATTTGCAACATATGTTTCTGCTAATTTTCCTTTACTTTCTACAGGTATATTTTTACCCGTTGATACAGGATTCCACCGCACAGATTTAGGTGGTTCGCCGGCCATCTATATATGTAACCTATTATTTGCGGTAACGTTTGGAGGACCGGACCTTTCTCTTTTGTCGGCGTGTTCTGGAACGGCGACCGCCCGTAAGTGTTATAACATTCTTATCGGGCCGCTCTAATGTAATTTTGTCTCCATCTACACGCACTGTACCAGATCCAAATATTTTAGATAACATTGTATAAGTGTTATCTGACTTTTTGTGCAATAAAATATCCGTATCCGAACCGATACCAAAATTTGCAGGTGTAATGGCGGCCAGGATTCTTTGGAGTCTTGTTTTTAATGAGATTGTAGATGAGCCAGGGCGGTTCTGTAATGCCCCACGTCCTGCTACAATCGGCAGACTAGGTTCCAAGGAGGGTCGCGGTATTTCTGGATCTTCCCATAACATACTATTTATGTTAGCTATGTTAACTGCAGCTCGACCCCCTTTTGTTTCAATAAAAGAACCGTCACCTCCCTTCCTACGTGTAAGTAGATTTATCCTTTCCTCTGCGGTTAGTTCTCTGGGTCTTATATTAAAGTAGTTGCTCTCACTTGCTGGAGAACCCATGGGAGAACCCAGCGGTGCTGGTGGAAAGTTCCGTGACATTCTACTATATTTAAACTATTTTAATGGCGGCTGATTCGGGACCTACGACTGCGACTCTTTCGATTCCTTCGATGCATTCGCCGCCTCGTTTTACGGCCGCCGCCCGATGCAGGGACCCGTGTATTCCTGTTATGAAGTCGATGGCCTGGAGCCTTTAATGGAAGGGGGTCTTCACCAGCGCTATTTCCATTTCCATTTCCATTAAAATTTAAACTATTAAACTCATCCATAGTATGTCTGGCACCGTCCGCATTTTTTACCCTTGGCATTCCATTGCTGGAAACATACGCCATATCATCCAAATTATATTTTCTTTTCAGTTTTCCATCGTTAGTAGCAGCTATTAACGCATCAAATTTAAATTTAGTCCTCGGATTATTATATATGGCTTCAGTAACAATTTTATTTTCCATACTAATCGCAAACTGGATTGCGCTTATTAGGAAACAACGTATAAAATCACCTGTTTCAAAGTCTTCAACCCCACCTGATTTCATGTTTGGCTGCATATATTTCCGCATATCTTCAGTCGTAACAGCACCATCTATAAATAAAGCTCTATACCATACCCTGGCATACAATATATATTGTCTAGTTCCATGTAAAATTTCTGAATGCTCGAATGCTAGGTCTCCAAAAAATACAGCATCATTTAGCCCTAGCTTTATTTCAGGAAATAGTTGCTCCCAGAATTCTTTGACCAGAGTTTTATCATCCAATAGTGCATCTAAAAATCCTTTTACAGCAGGCTCTCTTACATATTTAATTGTTTGAAAAATTTCAGTTATTATATCACCTGCAATTTTTCTTGCTTCAAATGATTGTGGCTCAACCTGTCTACGTTCGAAATCTCTCTCTCTCTCCTCCCTTTTTAAGCGATCCATTTATTTATTATTTCTAATTTAATTTTAGGGCGATTAGTCGTCCACCAGCATAATTTCCATATCAGGTAGATCCATCGGTGTCGAATCGACCGGCCCTGATGGCAACGCGGCCGGGATGCGAAGATCTTGCTGCCGACAGCCAGGAGCAGAATCCTCCGCCTCCAGCAGCCGATCAATTTCCTGCTGCACAAGCTTAGGAGCCCGTTCAATCGTGCGCCTTGGGGGTGGGGCCGTTGAAATAAACTCCAGCATCGCCGCTTCATCCAGCAACATGGGCGTAAAGCTCGTACCGCCACGAATTGGCTGACCCGTCATAATATTGGCACTCACCCCTGTCACCGGATCCATCTCGCCGAAGATAGCCGCCTTCAGCATGATTTCACCCGTCTGCTCAAAGGAGGCCTTCGCAAGAGGCCCAGACTTCTTCTTGTTCACACCGTTGCGGTCCGCTGGCATCATGCGGCCGCGGTTGCAGATGGCATCACAGAGAAGTGCCACGTGACGGCAATTCACTGGCGCCGCCTGTTCAAAGAGTGTAAAGATCTCCTTGAAGAGAACCTGCCGCGCCGCTTCAATCCCCAAATTCTCATAAATATCATGTACGTGATTGCTGAGCAACTTGAGACCATCCACATTCGGATGAATCATAACATCCAGGAAGTTGGATCCCAGTGTATCCAGGACATATTGCTCCGTAGCTTCGTACTTGTTGTCCTTCTCGGGATTCTTGGCAAAGGATTCATCTGTGACCTTACGGAAGGTAACGGACTTGAGGCCCGGTAGACCGCGGACCAGTACAGAGGTCAGCAGCTTCGTCTGCATTTGCTTAATGGCCGCAAGATCATCAAGCTCCTTGCCGGATGCAGTGGGGCGAATGCGGAAAACCAGGCGTCCGGCATTGTGATCCGTGTAGGTCACATCAATCTCTCCGTTGTACTTGCGAATCATGAAATGCACATCCTCCATTGTAATATTCTTGTTAAACATCTTCTCCCTGTTGAGTTCAAGGCGCATGATCCACGGGCTCTTAACGATACCGGGCTTCTCTTCACTCTGTTCAAAGTCAGCAAAGAAGGACAGCCATTCCTTGTCTTCTGCAATGAGTGTTTCGGCATCGCGTGGGTCAAAGTAGATACGGCTGACTGTTACGAGATCCTTCAGCATCGTGAACTCGAGCTCCTGGGCCAACTTACGGGCCGCCTCCTTGGAGGTCCTGAGGTCAGGGCGCAGATAGATGGTAAGGGAGGAGGCGCGGATATTGGGTGTTACCTTGAGAAGTTCCTTCAAGCGGGGCACACCGCGGGTCATACCTGACTTGGCAGCTACTCCGGACAAATGGAAGGTGTCTCTATATGCTATGCCGGATAAACCTGTAAAATTGCGCGTTGTTTCGACTGTTACATCATAAACCCGAGAAGTCATAGGCTTAATTTCCTTAATGGAGACTACACGATCAAGGACCATGTCTTCAAACATGTCCCACTTGCATTCGCGCTTATGTCCCACGAACGCATCGAGCCGTTCCTGCTTCTTTTTGATCGTCATTGTAAACATTTTAGAGAAGGCGAATGCAAACATCACGGGGATACGTAGTTGATGCTGACGCTTGACCGAATCAAACTTGCCAATTTCAGGCATATAGCTGCCGTGGCTTGTAAAGATTCCATAGGAGGCCAGGAGAGCTCCCATGCGAACCATTAGTGGCTCAGATACAGAACTGGCCGTGATGGAACCACTCAGCTCCACAAAGCCATCGCCGCTGAAGTAGCCATCGATCAGACCCTTGGTAAACTCCTCAGGTGTCTGCAGCACCCAGTCGGGCAGTGTCTTTTCATAGCTAATACTGCCGAATAGCGCCTTCATCGCGGCGGTCAGGAGGGTAGAGTGGATAATGAGGCTTGTCGTGTGACCCTTAATGCCGGACTTGGCAATATCGCGATCAACTGATACAGTATGGTGACCGATCTCCCATTCATCCAGAAGTGTGCGAATGGGTGCCAGGTAGGCATCATCGTTATTCGTAATCTGAATCTGGGTAGAGCTCGTGGATCCCTCTGCAACATAGGCACCGCAGAAGAAGCCAAATTCACGGGTAAGGGGAATCGTGTCAGGGATCTGAGAGATCTTGGTCCAGAGCTTCTTGGGGTAGATGAATCCAGGCTTGATGTTGGTGGCATGCATGTTCTTACCGCCTGTGAATGCCTCTCGGAAGGAATCACTTCGGGCATAGGGCACCGTAAACTCCTTGCCATTGGTGTGACCGAACCAGTGGCGGTTCTTGGCTGCATCTGCAGTTCGCATCGTGGCCAGTGCCGCCGCTACGTCCGTACCGTAGAGCCATTCGGTAGGCGGAAGAACACTGCGCAGCTCTACACTGCTAATAATTCCCAGCTTATCTGTCACAAATGTGTTAGCAATAGGAAGCTGATCACCGATCTTTAAATCTGAACC